TTGCCGGGTGCAATCTGCGCCGTGGTTCCACTGGTGAAGTTTGCCAGCGCGGCATTCATCGCTGCTGTGTCGTCCGTGCCGGCTGTTCCATCCCAATCACACTTCACACTATTACCAGGGAACTGGGGGCGACCGTTAATGCTCTCGAAATTCGGGCGTCCGCCTGGAGTTTGCGCGGTTGCTACGCCGACCACAAATAACCATGTCAGCACAAGGATCAGACTACGCACAGAACACCTCCATTGCTCCAAATATCTCCTGTTACCAAACCTGCGCTCGATGTCGGCAGGCTGGCCGCGTTGATTGTCCCATTGCCGCGGACGGTCAGTCCCGGCACAGCGATTGAATTGCCGGAGAAGTTCAAGGCTGTGAAATCAATGCCACCCGCAACAGTAGGTGTTGCATCACCAACAGGAAGGATGGCGCGCATGATGTAGCCAGTCGTCGATAAGGGCCAATGACCGCCTTGCCTGCCGAGAGAGATCAGCGTTTCCCATCCGGTGCGGTTGGCAAAGGCTTGGCAATCAAACGCTAGCGCAGCGTTGTCCCTAGCAACTGATCCCGTAGCGCCATCAATCAGGGTGATTAGTATCCCCTTGCGATCCATGACTGACGAGCCAGCCTCGTTCCATATATCGAATTCGGCGCACACCCCTGCACGCCAGTTTGTGGCAGAGGGACCCATATGCATCACCGGATTAAAAGCAAAATTGGTCCCCTTGCCGTTTGCGAGGTTCGGTGCCGTTCCCCCAGCAGTAACCATCACGTCTGATTTAAGAACTAACCCTACATAATTCGCGCCAAATCCAGTATCCGTAGGTTGCGAACTCAGAGTGTATTGAAGACTGGCGGCTTGTCGATTGCCCTGGATGTTCGCGCCGGACCCGGTCATCTTCACGAACAGACCAGCTAAACTGGTGTTAGCATCCATTGTTACGTTTTCGACTGATTGGAGAAACACAAGCGACGATTGAGGCCCGGTTGAGCTGCCTGCATACGTCTGGTTCATGAACAGCGCCGCATCAGTGCTAGCAGCCCCGGTGATCGCATATGGACCAGACAGCGTTATCTGCTTTCTCGCCGAGATGGTGCTGTTCGCACCACCGAGTTGCAGCATCGATGTGCCGGCACTATTGCGGAAATTGAAAAGGCTCGATGTGCCACCCAAGGTCAGTAGGAAGTTGCCGGTTCCGCTCGCGGCAATCGCCTGACTGGTGCTACCGCCACCTCCGAGCGTCAATGTTCCTACAACATTCAACGGACCAGTCACTGTTCCACCAGCCAATGGTAGATATGCACCACCAACTGCTGTGATGACTACTGAGTCTATATACTGCTTAGTCGCTGCATGGAATGGATCAATGGGATCACCAACGAGCGTCAAATAGCCAGTCATAGTGTCGCCACTACGAAGCACACGCTCAGCGAATGCCGCATTGAGCTTATCAGCCCGTAGAGGGTCTTCACCACGTGTGAAGCTAATCGCTGAACCGCTCATGCCAATGGGTCCTGATCCAACACGAAGAATGTATCATCCATCTGATCCAGCAACTGATCAGATGGGAACCTAGGATCGAGCATCAATGAATGCTGTGAGAAGTTGGCCTTCATCTGCTTCCTTCGATTAGTGGCTAACACCTGATACTTATTCACCTGTGCAGGCACAGTGCCATCATCGACTGCATACATCCAACATGCATCGTATGAGATCAACAGTGGATCAAGATATACCTGATCAGTGCCACTTGCTGGGAATGGTGTGCGTTGACGAGCACACACCACTACATTACCTGTAGCTCCAGCAGGCCATACGCGAAGTGGTCTATGTGGTATAGTGCTATCTGCACTGATGAATCGTGGAGCACCAACACCAGTCAATGCAAATGGATTAACTGACTGTGGCAATTCAGGTATCTTCAGATTGCTGCCATCACGATACACAGCGAACACATCACCATAATCATCTATGGCACTGATAGGTCCTTGCACATCCGCAGCCAACAATCCTGTAGCAGAGTCGATGGGGACCTGTTGATACATCATCAACCGAGGCCACCACATCTCTTCAATCTCTAGCAGTATGGCATTCTGCACCATCTGCTGAATACGAGGAGTAGCGTATATCTGTGTGGCCAGTCCAGGAACTTGTGAAAGCTCATTGATGACCGAACTGACTACATCATTGACTGTGGTCATGGTCTACTCCTCAAAGAACTAGCGATGTAGAACAGTCGATGCCTACATCGCTAGCCCATCAAGCTACACTGTGGCTCACAGCTACGCAGTGTATTGCCTGATACCATGCAAACCACCATTGTTGCTGGTGTTCACATCATTGAGGAAGTCGAACACGGCACTGATGATATTCGTTCCATTCAGTGTCGTGGTAGGCGTATACAGTCCACGAGGATCACCTGTCGTAGCAGTCTGTGGATCAGTCAACACACCAGCAGTCAATGTGCCAGCCGCAGCAGATGCACCATTGGCGATCTCATACTCACACCGTATGCACTTATACGGCAGTCCTAGGCGTGCTCCACTGCCTACATTGATGGTCGTAGCAGCAGTGGTGCCAGTGATGACAATGTTGTTGAAGTCCTTGAATGCCTTCACACCAGCTACAGCAGTCGTGCCTGTCAGCGTAATGCCTTCACTGATTGGCTGATGTAGATAGTCCCAACCATTGATGGTCAACCCAGACGTGGCAGCACCACTGGCCACGATGCTAATGTTGCGGCCATACGTCTCTGGAAAGGCTGCTACCGTGCTGAGATCAGTGGTGCCTACTGCTGCAATACTTACACCACTAGCTACGAGTGTAGCACTAGCAGCAACAGGTGCACCGAAGTTGACACGGGTCTTCCCATTGTAGTTCACGTCCGCACTATACTGCATAGCAGGGACATACATGTTGATCCTACGAGGAAAGAACGTAGGATTGGTCATCACATTGGCCATTATTCGATCCTCTCTCCGTCAAGTGTAGCCAATCCACCCTGTTTAGGACGTGGCCTGTTGCTCTGCCTGTTCTCTACGATCTCCTTAGGAGTCAATGCCAAGTGAGGAGGCACAAGCTCACCACTGTTCATGTCGATCAGTGCTGGGCCTTCAATCACTCCAATGCGCTGCAACTGATCTACATCGTCAGCAGCTACGAACATGCTATGGCCTTGTGGGAAGTAGACCATATAGCCTTCGTAGAACTCCTCACGCTTAGGCACTATCTTACGAGCAATGATCTGCTTGTTCTTCAGAGGACCAACCTCACGGATGTCCTCTTCAATGTGCATCACTGTCCGATAGAATGTGCCTGTGACCTTCTCAGCTTGGAATGTAGGCTTGAAGTCTACATTGCTGTGTCCGCTCATGCGATCACCACAACATTCGACTCAGGAGCATCTGTAGAGCCAATAGCATTGGTTGCAGTCACAATGCACACCGCAGACTTACCAACATCATCAGGCACAACTGTGATGGTCTCTGCCACACCTAGATTGGCACCATCTACATACCACTGATATGAATACGAGGTAGGCTCACCTTCCCAATTGCCCATAGTGCAAGAGAGTGTAGTGCCTTCCTGACTTGCATACGGCACATCGACATTCACTGGTGCTGCTGTAGGAGCCTCACCACTTTCCTCACCCTTCTCTTTGAGTGCTGCAATCACATGTTCCTGTGCCTGTGTAACAGCCCTATGTGTCACACGAGGATCAGTAGCTGCTGCTGTGGTATACACATCTACATCAAGCAATGGCTTTGGGGCCTCTGGTTCGTCACTCATCCTATGTCTCCTAATTCGTCATCACAGCATGAGTGCGGAATGCTCTCCACAAACACCACTGACCTTGCCACACCACACGACTGCCAACTGCATCTACATTCCACGGAGCAACAAGCTCCTTCACCTTCATGTTCACACCACGCAGCATATGCAGCCGCAGGAAGTTATCATTGATGAAGTATGCATAGGACACAGGGCAGTCCTCATCATACATCAGTGGCACACCATTGTGCATACAACCCTCGAAGCCAAGGTCGAACATGCGCTTGCCAGCTTTGCCTTCTGACAACGGGATGGTGAACTTATCTCTCACTGCCTGACGATACATCCTATAGATGTTGCGCCCTACAAGGATCACCGTAGGCTTCTCACCCTTCAGTGTGAGGTCCATGAAGATGTCATCGAACACCTCTTCGATGTTCGTGCTGTCCACACCACCAGCGAACACATAAGCACTCGTGCGCCACTGAGGCTGAGTAGCACGATTGATGCCACCAAGAGTGCCAGTAAGAGGATTAGTAGGAATAAGCGTGCCAAGACCAAGCGGATCAAGACCACCACCTACAGCATACAGATATGTGCTGAACTTGTCCTTGATACTCTCTTCAAGGACGTTCATCTTCTCTTTCATCAGCTTGAAGATGGCAGCACTGCCGTTGTTCTCATCTTCTTCCTGATCGGAGATGATGACGCTACCAGCTACACGACTGTAGCCATACTCCACCGTATCGAACTCATCTGTCTGGTTGACAGGCAGTGGCGTATAGTAGTTATATGAGGTGATGTTGGGATTGCGTCCAACCGTCAGTGGATTGGTGATATTGTAACCACCATCCTCATACTCAACGCGGTTGTTAGCAAACACCCAAGCCATCAACGCATTCGACTTGATACTGGCCATGACCAGCTTACGACGACTCTTGGTCAGAGTGCTGTGTAGCACATCCGCCATAGCAGGGACAACGGTGCCAACAGGCATATCCTACTCCATCAGTTAAGTCTTACATTGTGTTCTTCCATCGAGGCACGAATGATGTCGGCCCACGATGCATTCTCATCGAACTGCGCACCACTCCTTGCTGCACCGTTGACAGGTTGTGCACCTCTGCCAACACTCCTTGCACCAGGAAGTGGACGCTGCTGCTGTATAGGCTGCTGATGGGTAGGCTGCTGACCCTGTGGTGCCTGTTGTCTCGCAGCGATCTGCTGCTTCAACGGCTGGGTCCAGTCCAATTCGTTCTCATGTGCCCACCGTATCATCTTGGTATAGGCATCATGGATCGAAAGAGAGGGCTGAGCCTGCAACATTTCTGACAGAACGTCAAGGTTCTCATTGGCATCTGGGTTGTTGCCCAGGAAGCTGTTCAACTCACCCTCTGCCCGTTGCTTCATTTGGGCCTGTTGCTGCGTCAACTGATGCTGCTGTGTGAACGGCTGCATCTTAGTATCAATCATCCTAGCAATAGCACTCATGTCCATGCCAGGACTGATACCTTGCTCAAGGAATGGTATCGGATAGCCCTTAGCTTTCACTTCCTCTACAAGATACTGCACAGTCTTCACAGGATCACGTAGGAAGTCAGACATCACACGCATTGCGATCATCTGATCTTCAGGCTTAATGTTCAGTCGTGCAGCTTCACGTGTCACCTCACCGACACTCTGCACAAAGCCCTGCAACTGCTGTAGCTGTCCCTTGATTGCTACGTTCTCACGTGCATGACGTTGGCCTTCTTCAAACACATGCCGCTCAATGCCACCACTGGCTACTCGTCTACCAGTAACAGGATCAACTAGGTCTCTAACCTTGGGATTATTAGCATTCGGCTGCTCGATGAGTCCATCGTGTCTCCGTCTAAAGGCTTGCTGTTGTGTAGGCTGCTGAGTTCCGCTGCCTT